CCACGACCCCGACCAGTCTGTGTTATGGATGTTAATTAAGAACATTCTGCCCTACCATTTCACTGGATAAATTGCCTCAACTGATTGTCGCATAACCATAGCCTTTTGCTTTGGCAAATCTTGTGCATCAGATGGAGAAGCGTTTGAGTAATCTCCCGTGTCGAATACTATCTGTGCCTCGTCTAGTTCAATGAAGGTCGGGTTCACTGACTTTACTTTTCCAAAATAGATGTACCTAGCACACTGAAACGCCCACTTTTTGTCTACTAAGTCACCCATTCCGTTCACTTCAATCGGCTCAAAATCATCTCCTAGCTGGTCTTTTATCTTTTCTAAAGTCTCGTCACTCACATCAATCATAGGCATAATGCCTCCTTATTATTTTCTAATTTATTTAATCTCTCATCTATTCTATGTATTTGTTCGTAGATATCGTTGTATCTTTTTCTGAACTCATCGTTAATCTTCTCCTCTATGTAAGTATCGGAGGGGTTTTCTATGTTCTGGTGTTCTTTCTTGTGTTTCTTTACATATTTTCTATGGTTATCAGCTAAGTTGTTTACTCTGTCTAATAATCTTTTGAAGTCTAGTTCTTTCATATTACTCCTTTGGGAAATCCTTGCGGATTTCTTTAATACAGTGATTCCAACCAGTCATTTCGTCTTCATTGTAAATATTCGGGAACTTGTCCACTTCTTTTGGAATACACTTCTCTATTCTCTCCCTCTCTTTTTTTAGTTCTTGGGAGATAGTTTTAGATATGAAGTCTTTAATTTCGTCGTATCTTGCACTTGTAAAGTTATTGACAAAACCTACCTCGTTTCTGCCATATAAGTCGTCAAAGTCTTTATCAAAGTCTTTCTCCCACTTAGTATTTTTCATTGTAAGTTCCTCTCCCATCTTTAAAAGCTCTAATAGTTTTTGTGTTCCAAAATAAGTTTTGGATAGCTTGTTTCCTTTTCTCTGGTGTTAAATCATATCTTCTGTGGCAGGAACGACACATCCTTTGATAGTTCCCTCTGTGCTTCTCGTGCTTTTTCCCAATCTTCAGACACCATTCGAAAGTATTGCTCTTTTGTTCACACTTTGGGTTTTCACAATGTTTTGGTTTGCCGTAGTGTGTGTTAAGCCATTGATGTACCGAAGTTCTGTGTGTTGGTTTGTCTTTCCAGTTTGGTGCTTTATCTCCCTTTACCCCCCTCAGGCTCTGCCAATAACACTCTCTGGAACAGAACTTGTTGGTAGCTAGCTTGGTAGGTTTTCCACATATTTTGCATTTCATATTACCATTATATATCTATGTCTATCAAATGTCAAGCTCCCATTGTTTGTCTGTCATATTCTCTCCCATTGCTCTTTCATTAGCTTGTCAACCATAATATAAACATCAGACTTTAACCCCTCTTTGTTCACCTTGTAGGTGCTGTGCTTGTCTTGGTTCACTTCTAAGATGCGTTCTACATCGCGGAGGAGTTTGTCCTCCCAGTTTTTGGTTGTCATTTTGTTTCCTCTTTTAGTTGTTTTGTTGTCTGTCATAATATGTTCCTCTGGTTCGTCTGCTTCTATTTCTTCGTAGTGGAACTGACCGCTAGTATCGCATAGGCAACGGTCTTCTACCTTATTTTTACCGAAGTGTGGTTTCCCACAAAGGTTACAGACTTGTACTACTCTTTTCATAATATGTTCCTTAATTAAAGTGTTTCTAAAAACTTCTCTAAGTCTTCGTCTTGCACCATATCATCACGTCCAAACTTACCATCTAAATAACCCTTGTCATACAGCCACTCTGCTATCTTCTCTGCTTTGGTTTCTTTGGGTTCGATATTGTAAGTCCAAGACTCGCACTGTTTACCGTTAGATTCACATTTTTTGAAACATTCCCCACAAGCGAATTTCTCGTTTTTATGGTTGTAATGCAAATCTACTCCTGATACGCCACAATAATAACACGATATTGGCTCCCCTTCTTTGTCTTTGGTTTCTTTGGCTAATTTAGTCATCTTGCTCTGCTCATCGTTTGATGCCTGAATGGCTTTGTCAACACACTCTTTGAAGGTGTCTGTGAGCATTATGCTCTGGGTGTGTTCCTCTTGGTGCTTGCTAAAAGCGTCTATCAATTCGTTCAATGTAGATACCATTTGTCCAAAGTCTTCTATAAATGCTCCTGTTATTCTTTTCATAACTTTCCTTTTAATTAGGGAAATACTTGCGTATTTCTAAAGTGTTTCTATTACTTCTAAGAACTCCTTAAGCATAGCTCCAAAATGTGGTTCATCTAATTCCATATCCCTATAATCGTGAGCATAGTCTTTGATTAGCTCTGCTATCTTGTCTGCTTTGGGTTTATACTTCGATGCAAATTCAATACCGCATAACTTGCAATATGGCGATATGTTCAAATCAAATTCATGTTTACACTCTTTGGTTTCTTTGGGTTGGTCTGTTCCCCTACCAGATGAAAATATCTTGCCCTCTATTTCTGGTGCGTACACAGTTTTGATAGCGTCTAATAGTCCTTCGTGTTCCTCTTGGTGACTGTTAGCGAAGTCAACTAATTCGTTTGTTTTCTCGACAACTCCTCGTAAGACCATATCTTTTGATTCAAATGTGTCTTTCATAATCTCCACGGGCTGATAGTCGTCTAGTTTGGTTATCTTTTTCATATATCTCCTTGATTAGGGAAATGCTTACGCATTTCTAAATACTTCCTCTATAATTTTATCAACCTCATCACACGCTTTTTTGTCGCCTTCCCAATGCATCAGGAACTCTCGTATTGCTTTTTTTAGTTTCTCTTTCATCTTGTCCTCCTAGTTAATTAGGGGAGATTCTTGCGAATCTCTGTTAGTTGATTAAGTGGTGTTGGTAAGCGATACTCTGTTGATGTCGGTCACTCTCCGACCAGCTCGTTGTGTTTTTTTGGCATCAGGAAGTTAAAACCTGCTTATTACCCATTGGGTCGCTGTACTAGCTTACCAACACCATTCAATCAATTAGTTTCTCCCCAGAGGGTAGAGGCAGAGTGGTGGAGGCAAGGTTTGACTTGCAGACAATTCACCTTGGAAATTAGGCATTGTTTAATTTTCCTATGTAACGGCTCACAGTCCGCCACTCCACCATTCCACCCCTACCCTTCTGTTTGTTGTGGGAGTATTTTAGGGAAATTCTTGCGAATTTCCTACCCTCCTTATTAAGTCTTCTATTCAAATATCTCGTCTACATCTATCTCTTCTTCGTCTACCTGTGAGTCCTGTGCTTCTTCTTTGCTACCAAAGGTTTCTGTTCCTTCGTCTGTAGCACCGAATAGCTTCTCTAGGTCTATGTCCGCTTCTTTGATTTTATCTTTTTCTTCAGAAGTTATCTCTGATTTCTTGGGGCTGGGAGTCACTGTGTAATAACTGCCCTGTTCCTCTGTTCTTGTGATAGTCAAATCATATTGGGTGGGGTCTCCCCAATCTTCTTCATTGGCTAGTTTCTTGACTTCTCTATAAATCATTACTCCGCCCTTAAAGCCTTTGATTTCCCCGTCTTCTCGGTTGATAACTGTCCACGCAAATCGTTCGTTCGTCTCTCCCTTGTATTCCTCTTGGAAGTGAATCGGGGCAGACGCTAATCTAATTTTAACTTTATCTCCTTTGCCCGACAATCTTAAATAAGGGCTGTTGCTTTTGGGTTCGTATTCATAGTCTTTCATCTTTCTCCTTTGCTTTTAATGTTGCCTCTTTACTTGTTAGATTTATATAATCGGGGTAACTTGCATACTTGGCGTTCTTCTGCCATTTGTATCGGGGTTCAAACTCTGGCACAATACCCGTCTGGAAGGCTTCAGATGCCTCTCTAATGACTTTATCTACGCTTTCTGAGTAATCGGCTGTCTCTTTGACAAAGTGCTCTATGCGGTAATCGTCTGCCGAAACATAAACTATATGAAATCGGGGTGCTTTCATCGCCATAGCGTAAAAACAGGCTTGTAGGATAACTTGGGGGTCTGCATCTCCTTGAGTTTCTATTCTTTTGAACTTAGAGTTCTTGACTGATTTAACTTCGTAGGGCTCGTCTTTGAATATGAAATCGACAACTCCGACTGTGTTCTTGTATTCAACTTCCTTTTGAACATCAGTTATTCTGAGTTTCATCTTTAGAATGTCGATTACTTTCTCTTCTACATCTTTCCCTCTGGCGAATAAGCAGAGAACATAGTCATCAACTTCGGGAGTTTCTATTCCCATTAAGTGTAAAACTTGCCATTGCAAAGCCCAGCCTAGTCTTGAGGCTGATAGCTTTCCCGAACTTACGTGCTTCTCTCGTTCTTTGTCGTTGAGTTCACGTATGGTGTCTTTGAATACTTTGTCTAGTGAATGAATAATCATTTGTCTCCTTTGGGCAATTCTTGCGAATTGCTTTGTACAACCCTTACACCTTTTACCGAATCCAAAAACCAAGTTCTCGTCTTGGTAGGAAAGTTGTAGTTTGTATCGAAACGCATTCCTGCCTTTAGTAGCTCCATTTCTGCTTTGTCCAGGTGTTCCATTTGTTTCTTTGTTCTGTTTTTAAATATTATATCCACATTAACGTTTGCTTTTTTCATTGTACCGCCTCATGTTCTCTCTGCATATCAGCTTGGTCTTCTCGCATAGCGTCATAAGCCATCTCGGCTCTCTCTTCTATTCTGTCTTTGCAATCACCACAGTAAGCTAACTCATCGTCTCCCCAGATAGCGTCATCTAGTGAGTATTCCTTCTCGCAGTAATTGCATTTGAATGTGTTGTTCATAGCTCTCCTTTCAATACTTTTACGTCTTCCTTATTCCAATTATCTCTAAACATATTTGCCACTTCCCTTATAGATATTCCAGGCTCATTTCTGGTATCGTTTATAGCCAACATAAGCATTTCTTTGTTGTGTTCGTAAACCTCTCGTGGCGTTATTTCATTCATAATTATCTCCTTTTTAATTCGGTTTAGTTTGTGGCGTTTGCATATAGAGGAGTTTGCAAGTGTCCTCTATCGAAGTGGGCTTTCAGGCTTTCTCCTAATGTTGCCACCACATCTTATAAGTTTTTAACTTTAATTTCTTTTTGGACTTCTTTATCTCTTAAGATTATCTCTTCAATCATCTGGGAACGCTTAACATTTAATCTTGGTTGTCGTTTTGCTATTTTTTCTATTACCCTTAATACTTCGGGGTGCATTGTAATGGCTATTTTTAGTCTTTTCATTTCATTACTCCTATTATTATTATATATTTAGTCTAGCATACCCGTTCTTACTTGTCAATACTACTAGAACAGCTTATGTTGTTTTGGCTTTATAGTATTATGTTTTTGCATAATTGCACAAGCACCTGCGGGATTGGTTGCTACTTCAAACTTATTCTCTGGAATAAACTCTTGCTCTCCGTGTCCGAAGTTCTGTTTGATTGACTTCTCAAATACAGATATTGGAGCAACGAGATAGACCTTTTCTTCTTGTTCGATTAAGACAACAAAGTCAGCGTCTTTCTTTATTCGTTGAACGATAGTGTCTTGAAATCCCCAAGCCTTTAACACTCTATGGAAGTGTACAGACCTTTTAACTTTCTTTTGGAATACTCCTTTTTGTATTTTTCCCCAAGTCATTTGCTTCCTTTGTTTCTCTTCTCAAACGCCTCTTCTTTAAGTCTCATCTTTTTCTCTTGTTCGTTCTCTAGCGGGAATGGTCTGACATTTACAGACCTCCTGTATACATCCGTTAGCCCCAACTCGTCATTGTTTTGTAGTTCTATCTTTCCACTTTTAAGCTTATTAATTACATCTTCTGTGTCCGCAGTTAAAAAACCAACAACAATTCCACCATCTCTTTCATCTAACATCCAATATGTTGGCGATGATTCATGCTTGGTTTTCCAATCTCTTGAACTAATCATTTTTTTTGCCCAAACTTGATACATTGTTCTCCTTGTTTAGTTTGTGTAATCTTAAATATTCTGGTATTTCAACATCTCCTACTTCTATCTTTTGTTTTTCGTCTGAAAACTCGGTAGCCCTTTTCATCCAATTCTCTAGGAAAGCTTTGTAATTTTTATAACGCTTACCATTCATATTTAACCAATTAATTGCTCTTTCTATTTCCTCTTCTAAGTGGGTATTTGGGTATTTCTTTTCAAAGTATGTTTTATCTTTGGTGGGTATGGAAACAAGCCATTGTTTCCCATACTCTTCTTTATTCTTTACTTCTTTACTTCTTGTTAGAGTGTCATCTTGTTGTCTGCTTGTTGTCATCTTGTTGTCATCGTTGTTGTTACCGACCTGTTGATAACTCTCCCAATTCGATACTATATAGGTACTATATTTGTTGTTACTCCTTAGTGTCATCATTTTGGCTTTTACAAGCCTCATAGAAGCACCATAGGTTGTTGTTGGCTTCAAACCGCAATGTTCAGCCAACTGAAATCTGCCACCCTCCCAAACTCCTGTTTTTCTATCTACCAACAACAGCAATGTTATAAACACCTTGAATGCGTTGGTATCTCTTTTCAGGAAATCGTTGTCTATGATTTTGCGGTGAAGTTTCACCCAACCATTTCTCATTAGTTCTCCTAATAAAATACCCCAGAGAAATCGGTTGAGGATTGGCTCTGGGGTAAACATATTTAGCTAAACGTGTTTTCATAAAAAATCCCCAACCGATTGTCTATATTCTATCTGCTCTCTTTTCTTTTGTCAATAGAATATACTGTTGATAACCTAGTCACCACAATAAAATCCTAAGTCGTTACCCCAATTATCCCAACCTAACCAAGTGCAACCATCTCCGCCATCGCTACCATCGCTACCAGATTGACCTGCCGAACCTGTGTCGCCTTTTGAGCCAGTAGCACCTGTTTGACCTACTGCTCCTGCTTCTCCCGCTACGCCTGTTGCACCCGTATCACCTGTAAAGCCTCTTAACTCCTCCTTGTGGTCTTGGACATAACTCTCTACATTAGCGGGAATACTAACCACAGCATAAACCGCTATCGCCATTGCTATAACCGCAACACTCATAATCGCTATCTCTTTTCCGTTCTCTTTCACTCCTTTAATAAACCTTTTCATTTTGCTCCCTAATTTATAAACTTTAGATATTCTTTATTTTTAAACATAGTCCAATGATTAAAGCCCGATTTCGTATCTCTCAACAGTTTAGCATATCTTATATTTTCCTCTGGTATCTGCATTTGTTCTATGGTTATTCCTCGTGTTGGCATAATTCTTATTTGGCATAGCCCGACACTCATTCCATACTCTCCACCACCTTGCCAAAATGTCAGATGTCCGTCTCCAATTGCCATTGTGTCCTCGCCTCTGTTCTCTGCTTTACAAATTGCCCTCATTGTATTTGCTTCATCGCCAAAGTATTTCACAAACAAGTCTTGTTCTGGCTCTGGGTTGATAAATGACAACTCCTCGAACTTTATCGCCGGGGGTTCTTCTTCAATTACAAATTCGTCAGAATTTGCTAAATCTCTATTCCTCATATCATTCATAGTCTCTGCCACTCCCCCACAAAAAGAGGCAACAAGTGGAATAATACAGATTTTAATTATTAATTTAGGAATCATTTTGTTTCTTTATTAGTTATTTGATATGCGTTTTTATAATCTTTAACATTAAAATCTTCAATATCATAAACATTGCTACCGATTAAAACATCAACCTGCCATTCTTCAAGTTTTATACTATTGTTCGCAAACAATAAACGAACTGCTCCCGTCTTGTCTTGGAAAACTTCTATTTGATTTTTGAATTTATCTTTTAATTTCATTTTTCTCCTCTTTTAAATTCTGTTAAAAATAATTGATACTCTGTTTTACACTTTGGACAAATCAAAAGAAACAACTCTGGCTTTTTTATGTTCTCAAACGTATTCTCTGGGCTGATGTTTATATGCTCTTGGCAATCTGATTTAGGACATTTCAGATATGAAAATGATGGTTTCATATTTATTGGTAACCATTTCTTTCTACTCATTCTACCTCCTTACCAGAATCGAGCACAACACCTGACAGCTGTCGAAGAACGGTTTCGTTTTCAGAGTTGGCATATCTCATTAATGCGTCAAGGTTTCTTTGAGTGATTGCCCACCCCTTCCCGTCAATGATGAACATTTTATTTTCCCCGTCTAGTTTTATTCTCTTCATTTTTCCTCTCTTTCTAAGAATGCGTGAGCATTCTATATTATATTTCTATTAACTAAATCCATATACAAAACAACAACACCCGCAACAATAGCTAATATCTTAATCCATTGAATAAACGATATCCTCACACGATAACTTCTAAGGCGTCTTTTGGGCATTGACTCAACAGGGACACCAATTCTTTCGTCTTTGCCTAAAAACACCCTTCTATCTTTGAAGCGTCTGTCTACGCTTTCGACTCTTTTGCCGTTGTAAAATACTCTCATATGAAGCGTGATATATTAAATTGTTAAAGGGCTTGACAGGTGCGTTGTTTGCTGATATTGTTTAATTGTTAACCAGTTGTCCAGCACCTGCCACTTTCTGTGTCCTACGGACAGTATAGCAAGGATAATGCTAGTTGTCAATACTAAAGCATACTAGATACCAATATATATAGTGTAGGAGTACATAAAACAAAACAAAAGATAATCGGAGAGGTACAAATGCGTAAGCATTTGCTAATAAATGTTAATAAAGTTCACAACAGATGAAATAAGTACACTTGCCACCACCAAAGACGGTAACTATCAACTACCTATAAAGATGCTAATGCCTCAGGCCGAGATTAAGGCCAGAGCAGAGATTGTAAACTTGCCGATTGACTGTTCATATAAGATAACCATTGAACCAATACCCAACGAGTAAACGCCGTTGGTTTTTATTATTAAAAGTAAGAATGCGTAAGCATTCTCTAAGTCTATGCCAACAAACAAACAGAGAGAGTACGTCAAAGTCAAAGTATCTGATAACATCAGTACGGATAAGGCACTAGCATTGAAAGCAGGGTATTCCGAGACTACGAGCAGAAGAGTAGTCCAAATAAACCGTTCCAAAGGCGTACAGGAACTCATAGCAGAAGCCAATGCAACTGAAGGCTTAACAGATGAAAGTGTCTTAAAGGTCATCTCAAGGGCAGTTAATCAGAAGGATTACCGCAAGGGTGCAACGGTAGCTATGAATTGGCTTAGTCTTAAGTACAAGACTAGCACCCCAACACAAGACAACCGCAAGGTTACTATCAACCCCGATGCAGAGAAGCTAGATAAACAGGCACATATATATATATCACAGAAGTACAATATGACAGTTCCAGAGCTAAGAAAAAGACTAAAAGCATAGGGGTCCCACCCCCACACACATATATATAGTACCTTACAAGGCTACACCGAGACTAAATTTTTATAAGTATTTTTACGAAGTCATACAGAATATATTTTTTATTAGTAATTTTGAGAGGCGACTATGAAGTGTTTACAGTGTGGAGAGGAGTTTGAGGCTAAGAGAAAAACAGCAAAGTATTGTAGTGACAAGTGTAGAAAGTTAGCGTTCTTGGAAGAAGGAGTTAGCGTTCCAAAGGAAAAGCCCGTTGAGACTGTTAGCGTTCTGGGAGATAGCGTTCCAGAAGTTAGCGTTCTTAATAAGTGTGACGATGAGCTAAGTGTGACAAACCCGTTGAAAAGAATTACAAAGGTCCCAAAATTCTTTGAAGGTTATTACGAAAGCGAAACTTACAAGAACTTAATCGAAGAGTTAGAACAGAAACCTATTAAACAATTAGAAGACGAGGGATACTTTATCCCCGCTTGGAAGTACACAGGCTATAGAAAGAAACCCAGTATGAAGGGATTATTAAAGGAAGCAAGATGTACAGAATAATTAAAGACAAAAAAGAACTCTCTTATCCTATGGAGATTAAATATATGTACGACACTTTGGAAAGTGTCTATGGGATTAAACGAGAAGACGCTTCTAAGAAGTTGGGTATAGACCTACCTGAAGATTCTTACGAGTGGACAGAACGCATTCAAAAGTATCAATCTTAATTAGTATTAGTAATTAAATAAGGAGCTAATGTGAAAAAGATAACATTAAAGATTGAAAAGACAAAGATGGGTTACTGTATCGAGTACGATAAATTTGTGAACATCATCTCGTATGGGCCAGGAGAGAACGAGAGAATAACAGAACACCACGAAATAAACGGACTTGGGAGTAGCCTACCAAACCAACTTAAAAGGATTGTCAAAGAAGAATTGGACAAATAATATGGACATATCTCAACTAGACAAATTAGAAGAATTACATAGATTAAATCCAAACTATGACAAAGACCAGAAAATATGTAAAACGTGTGGTAAGAAAATTCTTGAAAAAGGTGATATTGCTTTAGCAGGAGACTTTTGTGTCGGTCATACAAAAAAAGAAATAGATGAGTATGGCGAAAGACTTAATGAATATATAAAAGAATAACTATGGACATATCTCAATTAGATGCCTTGGCGGCTTACACTAACCAGACCGAAAAGCTGGGAGACTTATATCATTTCAATAACGAAGTGTTGGGTTATGACAAAATGGCGACCGAACCCCACCGTGAGATGTGTGACTCTGTACAGTATGGTGGAGACCGCCAACTGCATCTATGGCCTAGAGGACATTTCAAAAGCACCTGTATTACAATAGGTTATTCTCTCTACTTGCTAGCTCAAGACCCGAACATTAGAATCTTTATAGGGAACTCCGTCTTACAGAACGCTAAGTCCTTTTTACGAGAAATCAAAGGTCACCTAAGAGATAATGAGAAGTTAAAAGAGATTATGGGTGAGACCGTTAATAAAGACGACAAGTGGACAGAGACAGAAATTATTCTGAAGACCCGAACCGTTAATAAGAAAGAACCGAGCATCCAGGTGGCTGGAGTGGGTCAGTCGTTGGTAAGTCAGCATTATGATGTTATGTTCTTAGACGACTTAGTAGACACCGACAACATAAACACAGCCGAGCTAATCCAAAAGACTATTGATTGGTATAAGATGGCACTCTCCCTCTTAGAGCCTGACGGGAAGTTGGTTGCTATAGGGACCCGTTACCACTATGGAGACCTATACGGTTACTTAATCGACAAAGACATAGACCGCAAGAAGAACAAGTTTAATCCAGAAATTCATAGTTGTTATAAGAAAGACAAGAACGGAAAGAAACTTTCTATATTCCCCTCTAGGTTTACTTTAGAGAAGCTCCGAGAACTCAAAGAAGACCAGGGTTCCTACATTTTCAGTTGCCAATACCTTAACGAACCCGTAGACGCAGAGAACGCCAAATTCAAGAAGACAGACTTTAGATACTACACAGACGAAACGCTAGGGGATAAGGAGTTATATACGATTTACATGATAGACAGAGCCTACTCACTAGCCAAGACCGCTGACTATACCGCCCACGTTATTGTCTCGATTGACAAGAACAACAACTGGTATGTGAGACACGCTATTAGAACCAAGGAGTCAGAGAAAGACCTAATTAAAAGGATATTTGATAATCGTAGGACGTTTGACATAGACAGAACAGGAATCGAACAGAAAGCCTTTAATGACACCATAGCACCGGTTTTAAGGGAAGAGATGGACAGACGTGGTGAATACTTCCAAGTAGAAGAACTTAAAGGACGAGCCTCAAAGATTTCCCGAATAGAAGCGTTAGTTCCTAGATTCGAGAGCCACAAGGTTCACTTCAAAAAGGGAATGGATGACCTAGAAGACGAATTGTTGAGATTCCCTTCAGCACAGCACGATGACACCAGCGATGCCTTGGCGTATGGTAACGATTTAGCAAGACGACCAGTTGATAACTCTAAGAAGAAAACCCCCCAGTATCATAAGAAGACAGGGAGAGTTATTGGTTATAGATAAGGAGTGGGATGACCAAAAAAATCAAAAACAAATGTCTTAACTGTGGGGCGGACACAGAAAACAATGCCTTTTGCTCAAGGGAGTGTGTTAATGACTACTCTTTCAGAAACCGTGGAGGTTACACTTCCCAAGAAAGAAAACAGTATATGATTTTTTACCAAATCAGAGTCGAACAGATGAACAGTAATGAATATTATTTAGGTAAATGGTAAATCATCTATTGACAAGGTGGTAAAAAATGGTTAATGAGTTACTTAATGGCAAAAGAAACAACCACAACCAAAGAAAAGAGCAAGGAGAAAGACAAAGAGACCAACGAAAAGATGTTGACTCTTTGGCAAGAGCGTTACTCGAAAGCATTGTCCAGCCAAGACTCCTGGTTTAAGAAGGTGTCGGCTTGGTACGACCTCCTGTACGCTTATTTGGATGACGGAGACATGGAATGGCACTCCAGAGTGTTTGAACCTTTGATGACTTCCAAGGTTTGGAACTTAATATCTAAGATAGTCGCTGGTGACCCAGGTTGGTTAGCCAATCCCGTAGGAGAAAAGAACGAAGAAGTCGCACTAAAGGCTATCGCCGCAGAAGAAACTCTAAAATACTACTCAAACAACTCCAATTTAGACCTATCACTTAAAGAGATGTTCACAATAACTACCCTAGACGCTGCTACAGCGGGTATAGGGTATGTAAAAGTGCCTTGGACTACTAAAAACAAGGCATACCACGAGAAAAATGTTGATGAGTACGGAAACATAGACACAGAAGAGACTAGAATCACCAAAACAGTCATAGGTTACCCAGATGCGACTAATTTGTCGGTGTTTGACGTGTTATTTGCTCCATCCACAGGAAATGCTCTTCAAAAGGCTCCATACATCATCTGTAAGGGCTATCAGCCGATGTCAGACCTAAAACAGAAGAACGAAGACACCCCTGGTTACTACAAGAACCTTTCAAATTTATCGTCAAAACCAGGCTCGGATACCACACAATATTCCCTATCTAGGAACAGACTATCAGACCAAGACAGCGAACACGATGACCCAACCATAGATTCAGTAGAGATGTGGGAGTGTTATGAGCGAATAGGCGACAAAATCTACATCACGGTCATAGGAAACAGAAAAACCATCCTTAAACCTAAGAGATTACTAGACTACTGGCACGGAAAGTATCCAATCATAGCTTTCAGACTAAAACCTAAGAGTAAGTCTTTAGTCGGAGAGTCATTATTCGAGACCAACGAGAGACTTCTTTGGGGAATCAACGATTTAACAAACCATTTCCTAGACGCTTGGAACCTAGCCAACAACCCGATGATACTTCAAGAGGAAACTACTGTCGTAGATTCATATGAGGTAGCCCCAGGAAACCAAATCACTTATAAGGGAACACAGGAACCAAAACCTTTCATGCTTCCACAACCACCTGTGCGTTCATACAGTGGAATCAGAGATACCCTAGCCGCTGACATAGACCAGAATACAATTTCCTCATATCAGACAGGTGCTCCGCTAGACTCATCGGACAAGACAGCAGGAACTAAGGGTGGAATACAAGCCATTCAGGCTGCTGGTGACGACATGATTGAGCTTTACAGAAGTTTCTTCCGAGAGGGTGTTAAAGAGCTTGGAACAATGTGGTTACAATTAGTACAACAGTATCAAGACCGTTCAATATGGGTTCAGATTACAGGAGAGAATGGCGTAGACAACGCAGAAATTTCCCCAGAGATGGTACAGGGAGAGTTCGATGTTCAAATAGAAGAGAACTCAATGCGACCACAGAACGAGGAGTTGGAAATTACTAAGACCTCCGCCTTTACAGACAAGATGCTACAAATCGAACAGATGTCCCTACAGACAGCCACACCGATATTCTTAAACCACGAACAGCTCGTTAAAGACACAGCACAGGGATTCAACAAGAAGAACACAAGCAAATACCTACAAGAACCACCACAACAGATGATGGGGCAAGGTGAAGAACCCGGTCTGGAACAAGGTTTAGAACAGGAACCACAGCTACCGCCTCCACTACCAGAACAAGAGCCTCAAATGCCGCCACCACTTCCAGAGCAAGAACCACAAATGCCACCACCATTACCTGAATAGAATAAATCAACTAAGGAGGATTTATGAAAGAGCCAGAACAAAAGAAAAAAGCCGAGAAGGCCATAGACAGAGCAGAAAAGGTCAACTATATGCAGGGGACTGAGGGTTGGGGTATTATAGCCAAGGCCATAGAGGATGAGATTGGGTGGGCTTTTGATAAGTCAGTAGCACCGGGGTTCAGAGAGGAAGTAAAAGAGAAGGCAGAAGTTTACTTTGAGCACTACGGATATGTGAACGGCTTGAAACAAGTTGAGGCAATCGTAAAAAAGGTTATGAGAACAGCCGAAGTGGCAAGAAAGGACATTGACAAATGGGAATTAAGGAAGAGCCAACGTTCCTAGAGGGAGAACACGGTAGATACAAAAATCCCATATTTGGAAGTGTTTCGCTCGTTAAAAACAAGGACATGAAAACTGTTCACGACTTTAACCACGAGCATTATTGGGAGATTGAACAAGAGTACCCAGAGTTCACCAATGTTAAGTGCAAGTGTGGTAAGGGCAAGATGCTCGCCAAAGGCATGACAGTTAAAGATGGCAAAATTGTAGTTTGAGATGTCGAAGGGAAGGTCGCCTCCTTTCGACTTCTTAGGCTAATAATTAACGACCCCTTGACCGAGGGTGGCTAATATATCGGTGGCTAGGAGGAATATGCCTGAAGAAAATGCTGCAAAAGTGGAGCAAGCTCCAGCGGTAGAAGAAACTACCGAGACGGAATCAGCACCCGTTGAAGAAAACACTTCCGAGGAAGTTCAACCGTCAGAGAAGACGAATGAGGTAGAAAACACTGAGCCAGTCGAGAAGATGGTACCCCTGTCTGCTTTACAAAAGGAAAGAGGTAGGCGTAAAGAAGCGGAGCAATACTCTCGCCAATTTACACAGGAAGAAGTTCAGCCAGCGGTTGAGCCTCAACTCCCGCCTGAGTTACCAGAACAGGAGAATGTGCAACGTTCAGAGCCAAGTAATCCGAATTACATGACTCGTGACGAGTATGATTTTAAGGAAAGCGAACGCCAAAGATGGTCAGAAGTAGAAACTGAGTTCCCTCAACTGAAGGACAACCCAGAGTTACGGAAACTTGCTGAGTCAACAAGGGAAACCTCTCTTATTAAAGAGGGCAAGTACATGACTCCTAGTGAGTCTGCCAAAGCAATTGTAGACCTTTTTGGAAAAGCTAAATTCGATGGTCAGAAAGCTGCACAGGAATCTGTTGAAATACAAAAACGTGGACAGTTAGAAGGAAGCGGTTCTAAAGTGGACAACAAGTCACAGAACGAAAAGGAGTTGATGGACACTATTAAAAAGACCACCGACCCCAACGTTCAGAACAACGCACTTCACAATTTATTAAAAGAAGAAGACTAAGAAGGCGGCCTAGTCCTTGGCGATTTCTGTATAACGAAGGACAAAAATGGCCAACTATTCACCGATTAACACTTGGGATGATAGACAAGCCGTTGGTTCCATCAAAGAAGATATTTGGGGAATTATCACCAACATCGATGTTCAAGAGACACAACTCGTTTCGGGCTTAGGTACTGTTGCAGTACATAGCGTACGACACGAATGGCCTGTTTCAACATTGGCTTCTGGTGCAACAATTTACAAAAATGCTGAAGGATTTACTCCCTCTTACGCTGATGTTACTGACGTTACACGAATAGCTAACTACTGCCAGAATATTTCTGCTGAAGTGAAGGTTACAGACACTCAGAGAATAGTTGACACAGTAGGTTACGCTGACAGACTAGCAGAAGAGAAATCCAAAGCATTGAAGGTTATTAAGAACAGAATGGAAGCATCGTTAATGGCTGGTGCTATCGCTACTGGTTCATCAACTGTTGCTAGAGGAATGGCTGGATTGAAAGATACTACTACTTGGAATGTTACGAACCACGCAGTTCTAACAACTTCTCCATCTGGTGTATCTCTTTCAGAGACAACTCTTAATGACTATCTTGCTAACGTATGGGATTCAACTGGCGCAAAGCTCAACGAGGCTTATATGGGTTCTGCTCTAAAACGAAGAATAACTGGCTTCACTGCTGGTTCCACTCTAAACTTGGACAGAGCTGATAAGAGACTTGTGAACGCTACTGACGTATACGAATCAGACTTCGGAGTATTGAAACTTTTCTTGCACCAATACGCTAACCAGGGAGCAACTGATAACGACCTTGTTATGATTAACTCTGACAACGTTAAAATCGGTTTCCTTGCAAAGCCTATGTATAAGACAACTGCAAGAGTTGGTTCTTACACTGCTGGATGGTACGAAACTGAAGCTCTTTGCCAAGTAAACGACCCACGAGCTATGCATATCTCTAAGAGACACAAATAGAGCATTAAATAGCAACTCACAACTTAATAGTACGGTAAGGGATGGGCACCAAGAGTGGCTGTCCCCACCATACAATTAAGGAGGAACCGTGAAAAAACCAATACTTGAAGGAAGTCCAGATGAGACGCTGGCTTTTGGTACTAAAATAGATGGGTTCTTAGAACAGGACGTACAGTACTTGAAAGAGAAGTCCAAGGACGATAAAGAACTAATACACAATGTTATCAATCTTTGGCTGTGGAAGAAGGAAGACCACATTGAAGACTTGATGGCTGTTTTGCAATCTAATGAGAAACGAAGGATTGTCTCTAATAAGAGTGGGATGAACAAAACTAAAACTATGGGAGCTGGGGTGTCTATACCAACGACTCTTTTGATTGCCTTAGAGAAATGTATTCCAAATATAGTTGATGATAAAAAACAATTAAACAAATTTAAAAAGTGGTTTCCGCAATTTAAAACTTATTAAAACCTATTAGGAGGAAAGATGAGCGACAAGACTAAAGACAAGATTAAAGACAAGAAAGTTACGCTAGCGATGATAGTTAGAGACAACGAAAAAGATATGGAAAGAATCTTACCCAAGGTTAAAGATTTCTTTTCAGAGATAGTTATAATTGATACTGGCTCGAAAGACAAAACAAAAGAAGTCTGCAAAAGGTACGGGGCAAAGATTTATGACTTTAAATGGGTAGACGATTTCTCTAAAGCGAGGAATTTTTCTTTTTCAAAAGTTAAGACAGATTGGGTTTTTTGGTTGGACAGCGATGACAAAGTGTCAGGACTAGAGAACCTAGAAGAGATGGTAAAGTCAGCAGAAGCAAACAGTATAGACGGCTATGTGCTTTTGTACAACTACGCAAGAGACGAGTACGGGAATGTCCTATCGGTTCAATGGAGAGAGCGACTTCTAAGAAAAAAGAAGTTTGAATGGAAGGGACAGATACACGAAACAGCTATACAGAAGTCACACGCTCTAGTGGTGAAACACGAAGGGATAATAGTAGACCACTTGGCTACACCAGAAGATATGGCTAAGTCCAACAAGAGGAATTTGGAAATACTAGAAGCCGAGGTAAAGAAAGATGGTGATAAAGTTGACCCAAGAACCTTATATTATATGGCACAAACTTACAGGGGAATTAAGGATTGGAAAAACGCTGGAAAGTACTATGTTGACTACCTAAAGGTTGGTGCTTGGGACGAAGAGAGAATGCAGGCGTGGCACTTCCTAGCTGACGCTATGAGAATGCAAGGTCAGTACGAACAAGCCATAATTGCAGACCACGAAGCACTTAAAATAAAGCCTGATTGGCCAGACGCCTACTTTGGGCTGGGAGATACTTACTTCTATATGGCAGATGTTTCGGAGGAGAAAGAATACTGGGAAAACGCTATAGAGTGGATAAAAAATGGGTTTACAAAAAAGGTTCCAGACACAGTAAGAGTATTAGAACCTAACCGATATACTTGGATGCCATTATTGCAACTAGCCATCTGTCAGTTAAATCTTAGTAGTATTGACGAGGCTTTCAAGAACTATACCAAAGCATACGAGTTATCTAACGGTGCAGACTTTGTAGGGAAATACTTAAAACTATTCAAGGATATGAAAGAGAAGAACGATGCTACTGAATCATTCCTAGAATATATCGAGTATCTATCCAAATACGACAAATCAAAGATGAAAAACATCGATTCGCTTATTTCCAAAGACATCGGTGACGACCCAAGAGTCTCACAACTTAGAAATAGCGTTGTTCCACCAAAAACTTGGGATGATAAGTCTGTAGCGATATTTTGTGCAGGTGCATATGAAGAGTGGGCAGCACCATCTGTGATAAAGGGCATAGGAGGCTCTGAGGAGGCAGTTATCTACTTGTCTAGGGAATTGGTCAAGCAGGGGTATAAAGTCACTGTGTACAACACCTGTGGGTCTCTGAGGGGTACATATGAAGGAGTGGACTATAGATATGTATGGGAACTTAACCCTAACGACAAATTTAACGTCTTTATCAGCTGGAGAAACCCATTCTCGTTTAATAGAATACAAGCAAAACATAAATGGGTATGGTTACACGATGTTCCAGAACAAGCAAAAGACACTTTCACTGATGAGGTGGTAAAAGACATAGATAAAGTAATAGTGTTGTCTAAATATCACAAATCTCTGATACCGATGGTTCCAAACGAGAAGATATTTGTTACTAACAATGGAATAGTCCCCGAACAGTTCAAAGACCTACCGAAGAAGGAGAAAAACTCTCTATTCTGGGGTTCAAGTTATGACCGAGGATTAGATTGCTTTCTAAGAGATATCTATCCGATAGTGTTAAAGGAGATACCAGATTTAACGCTAGACATTTGTTACGGATGGAAAACCTTTGATGAGATGAATAAAAACAACCCTACAAATATGAAGTGGAAAGACACCGTAGTGGCCTTGATGAACCAAAAAGGGATTACGCATCACGGGCGAGTATCGCACAAAAAGGTAGCGGAACTAATGGGAGCAAGTTCTGTATGGGCTTATCCAACAGAGTTCCCCGAAATAAACTGTCATCCAGCTGGAACAAGAATAATGACCGATACTGGAGAGGTGGAGATTGAGAAATTATCATTTGATAACAATGTGATAACGCACACTGGCAAGATTAAACCGATATTAACTCTGATGAGGAGAAAAGCCGATAAATTGTTACGGTTTACAGTACAGGCTGGTGACGACCTTTTGTGTACTCCAGAACACCCACTATATGTTTTGAGAGATGGTAAACCACAATTTGTGGAAGCAAAAGACATTATAAAGCCTACACAATGGAAAAACAGGGGGTTCAAACCAGGCGGAGACTTTTTAATCACACCAAAAGTAAGAGTAGATAATAGCAATTTAGTTTTGGATACAACTTATAACGGAAAACAAAACAATTTTGATACTACAACAAACAACGTATCAGACAAAATAATGATAACTCCAAAATTGGCTTGGTTGATTGGTTATTTTGCTGGAGACGGAACTGCTGGGCTTAGAACTGGCGAGGTTTCTGTCCTAGTTGCAGACAAACATCCAGAACATATAAACAAAGTGTTGGACGGATTCAAGGAATTGGGTTTACTTCCACGAGTCGTTAAATGCAAGGGATGTATGTCTTATCGTGTAAGTTCTTATAAGTTAGCGAGAGCATTCAGAAAATACTTTTATGAGAATGGGGTTAAAATGATACCCTTTGAGTTTCTCAACTTCAGTGAAACACTCGATGGGTTGTTGGCTGCAGACGGACATGTAAATGGATATAATTGCAGTTTTACAAACAAATCATTGCATCTTATTGGTTTTGTAAGAATGGCACTAGCATCACAAGGATTGTCTGCTAGAACTATAAAGAGAATACACAAAAACGGTTGCGAGAGTTATTCTATGTCTTGGACAGAAACAGATGGTAACGGTTTTTATAGAAATGACGATAAGTGGATACTGCACAAAATAAAGAAAATAGAGGAAATTAAACACAATGGATGGGTGTACAATCTGGAGGTAGTTGATGATAATTCTTTTGTGGCTAACGGACACGCTGTCCATAACTGTATTACAGCACAAAAGGCTCAATGTGCCAACACAATCCCTGTAACAACAGATGTTGCTGCACTCAAAGAGACCAACAAGTACGGAGTTAAGATTAAGACCGATACAATTTATTCAAATAAAGAGAAACAAGAAGAGTTTGCTAAAGAAGTTATTAAACAACTAAAGAATCCAATCGAGATGCCAGTTGATAAGGCTATCAAAGAGATGAGTTGGGAAACCACAGCCAAAGCCTGGATTAAGGAGTGGAGTGATAAGAGTTAGAGACACCTTCAAAAACTACGAGGCTTATAAGAAGTTCTACACAGAGAGCAAGGGTTATGATTTGGATATAGACAAGATTACTGATAGTGATAAGGCTGGTATTCCAGAAATGTACAGATGGGAGTGGGGACTCAAAGAATTAAAAGAGATAGATTGTAAAAGAGTTTTAGATGTAGGCAGTTGGACAGGTAGGTTTCCACTAATATTAGCGATGAATGGTTTTGATGTTTTGGCATTAGAGGCTAATGTGGCAGCATATAAGTATATGAAACCGCAGAAGTATATGAAGGTCAATAAGATGTTCGAGGAGTTCGGTGGCGGAAAGTTTGATTGCATAACAGCCTTTGAGGTTATCGAACACGCTTACGATATGGAAAGATTTATAAAGCAAGTAGAATTACATTTAAACGATGATGGTTACTTCCTGTTTTCTACACCAAATCAAGATGGTGTTTATGGAGATGACGACAATGAGATACACCTGTGGACAGCTACCCTAGCATCGCTAATGGAGACATTTAAAGATTGGGAAATTATAGATTATGAGGTGGGAGATTTATTACTAATGATAGTGAGGAAAAAATGATTAACATTGTTATCCCTATGGCTGGAAATGGACAGAGGTTCGTAGATGCTGGATTTAAGACATCTAAACCTAGAATAGATGTGAACGGAGTGCCGATGATTAACAGGGTGATTGAAAACCTTACTCCTAGAAGGCATGACTTTAGGTTTATATTTCTGTGCAGACCAGAGGACTACGATTATATGTCTCAGTTCGGAGAGGTGATAGAGATAGCAGAACAAACAGGTGGTGCAGCTTGTACTGCTATGCACGCACGAGACATTATAGACAACGCAGAGCCAGTAGTGATAGCATCTTGCGACCAAGTGGTTGACTTTGATATGGACGACTTCCTAGACAAAGCCCACAACACCGCAGGAATGGTAATAACTTATAAGTCAGACAAAGACCACCACTCATTTTGCAGAACCGAGAAAGGCTATGTGAAGGAAGTTGCAGAGAAGAAAGTGATTTCAGACAACGCTAACGTAGGGATTTACTACTTTGGGACAGGAAGAGATTTTTGTGCTTCGGCTGAGGCTATGCTAGATGCCAAAGACACTTTCAACGATGAATACTATCTGGCACCTGTTTATAACTATTTATTAAAAGAAGGCAAAAAGAACATACGCTTATATGAGGTTGAAGAAGATGCGTGTCATATTCTTGGAACGCCTAGAGAGTTAAGGAGATACTTGGAATGTTAATATTCGGTTCTGGAGATATGGCTACAGCCATAAACAATAGAATAGGTTCAACAATGATTCCAGAAAAGAAGTGTGACATAAGGAACATTAGGAGTGTCAAAAAGGTTGTTGAGAAATATGACCCAGATGTTGTTATGAATTGTGCTGGTATTTTAGAACCAGAGAACTGGAAGAGAACGATAGACACGAACCTAACTGGTGCGTATAACATTTCAGAGGCTTCCAAAGGTAGGAAGATGATATTTATAGCTTCAACAGCAGGGTTACACGGAAAGAAAGGAGACCTATGTTATTGTGCATCCAAAGCTGGAGTTATATCTATAGTACAATCACTGGCTTCAGAAGGAGAGTATGTATTCTGCATATCACCAGCAAGGATAGACTCTTCGATGAGAAACAAGACACACCCTTATGAAGATAAATCTACTAGATTAGATATGAACGAAATTGTAGATGTAGTAGAGGACATTTTGAAAGGCGAATATGAATCAGGAGACAACATAATAGTCAAGAAGGGCTGGGACATAATTGTAAACAAAGGAGAACCTTGGAAAAAGTTATTCAACCTAAAATAGCATACATCTATCACATTATAGGTACGCTTTCGATTGACCACATAAGTCATAGTATCGAGAGTATGAAGCGACAAGATATACACTGGGATACCTTGATTATTTATAATGGCGGAGATTTTGACAACAAACGCATATTAAACAGGATGGACACCAGTATGTTCGACCACGTTGAGTTTTACCCATACGATACAGGATTGGTTAAAGGTGCTGTCGCTGACTGGAATGAGCAGTTCAAGAACATAAAAGGCTTTGACTATTACTTCGTTCACAAGGCTGACTTCTATCTAGCAGATGGAGCGTGTGAGAGGTTTGAGCAGATGATTGGAGGAACTGCCAATCCATTCTTTGTAGGTTTTAAGAAGTTTGATATGCGAGAGGATGTAGACATCAAACAGGTTAGAGAAATGGCTAAAAGGTCTAGCTTTGAGGCTAATATGGACACAGAGAAGACACTAGCCTACTCTCCCGAGAAAGAACCCAAGTGGGATGGGGTTATGCACGCATATAACGAACTAGCCAGAAGACAATTTGAAGCTCCAAACGAAGAGAAGAACATGGAGGTAGGAGCCTGTCAGTGTTTCCAAATGCTATCAGACAAGATAGGAAAAGAGAATATGCTAGTGGATGATGGAGTTTATGCTATGCATATGTTTCACGAGGTAACAAACCTAAAAGGGAAAACAGCAAACAAACTAATTAACGGAGAAAGGTACTAATGATTACACAAAAACAATTACAGAAGCTGGTGGACAAGTGGGACGTTTCTTACAAACCATCGTTTCGCAACCCTACCTGTGCTGACTGTGGAAAGACAATGTATTTTAGAATGTGGCACGTGTTTCTGAAAGAGTTTGGCAATAAGAGAGAGATTCACCTATGTAAAAGATGTGGGCGGAAATGGGGGATAAAGTGAAACCCTTAATAGTCATTCCGTACTTCAACGGAAAGGAGTTCCTACCTAATCTACTAGCGTCTATTCCAAAAGACAAGTACAGAGTTTTGGTTGTGGATACAGGCTCTACCGACCCAGATAGTGTTGAACTTCTGAATAATATAGATGTTCTAGTCGATAAGACAGACGTAGCTGGATTCGGATTAGGGGGATATATACTAGCCTACGATAAGTACCCATCAGACGAGTATTTCTTTATGCACGATTCAATGGTTGTTAAAGACCCAGATTTTATAGAGAAGTTCAGAGAGAAAGGCGATGTGGTTGGATGGTTGAAGTTTCCATTCAGCGAACAGCACGATGATTATATAAACTACCTTACTGCGGATTATGGAGATTATTCGGACGCACCAGAGTTTGGAATCTTTGGCCCGATATTCTACGCCAAGAAAGAAGCACTAGACGCCGTGAGAGAGCTTGGTTATTTCAAAGAATATCCGACAGACAAACAGCACTTATGTGCACAGGAAAGAGGAATGGCAATAGCGTTTAAGAGAGCAGGTTATGATATGAAGTTTATAGAAACATATGATTATGAAAGACTAGATAATCGGAGGGACTATGAGTTATTCGACAAGATTAGACCACACCGAACTTAGTATTGTTATACCGTTGTACATTCATAAGATTGAACTGTATCCGATAATACAGAGATGTTTCGACAGTATAAAAGAACACTACCCAAATGCAGAGTTGGTAGTAATTGATGATGGTTCACCGCTAGAACACGACTTTGAGGTAACCTACAGGAAGCCTAAGAACAGCGGGTTTACTAACACCGTTAATGAGGGATTGCACAGAGCCACGAATGACATCATCGTTGTGATGAATGATGACATCACTCTGAAAGCTGGAGACCTAGATAGATTTTACGAGATAAACGCTGTGGGGATTTACTCACCTAAAACAGAGGATGAGGGAGATGGAGACAAGTTCGGTTCTATATGGGGAATGAACAGAGAAACATATAAGAGGATGGGAAACCTAGACGAGAAGTTCCCACATTATTTCTCAGACACAGAGTACTACAAGAAAGCCAAGAGATTAGAAATACCAATAACAAAGTGGTATGACATAGTTATAACTCACGAATCAGGAGCTACATACGAGAAATTAGACAATCGTGAGGAGCTATACGATTCAGATAAGGCTAAGTATGATGTCAGTTGAAATATGGACAGAAGTTTTGCCTTATGTTTATTGGTGGAAGCCAGATGACTATATGGGTGGAACGCCAGAGTATGTAGTCAACACAGCAGAGAACCTAGCCAAGTTGGGTTATGAGGTAATAGTATATTATGACAGCGAACCAACCGAATTGAATGGGGTTAATTACCTTCCGAGGAATATGTATTCAGGAGATGATGTATTATTATCTTGTAATGGCAGAGCACCTTTTCTTGCAAAGAGAAATATATCTTGGACATCTAAGGTTGACCAAACACAGGATATGTATTCGGACTTCGATGAACGCATAGTTTTGTCTAAATACCATCAAGGGCTGTTTGGGGAGGACTCTAAGATAATTCCATTGGCTGCAAACCCAATAAAACCAAAGAAAAAGAAGTTTCAAGCGATTTATACGTCATCACCCGACAGAGGGCTAGACTTTCTGTTGAAAATGTGGTCAAAGACATATCAAGACACAGGTTTGGTGCTAAAAACCTCTTACAACGCATCACGGAGCGTCTCAGGTGTGGAAAATCTAGGTAAACTGACTGATTCAGAGATGGATGACCTATATGCAGAGTCAAAGTACTGGTTACACCCCTGTCAGGGAATTGAGTTGTTTTGTATTTCGGGGTATAAAGCTCAGATGGCTGGATGCGTTCCGATATATATTCCAAATATGGCGTTAGCAGAAACAGTCAAGTTTGGAAGGAAAACAGACCTAGTTAATTTCAGGGTTGATGTAAAAGAAGAAATAAAGAATCCAACTGAAATTCCAGACATTAGCTACGATAACTGGATGGACGTTACAATTACTCTTGACAATATAATTAAAAATGATTATTGAGGTACTTAATGAAGGAATCAGAACTACAAACAATAGCAGAGGAACAAGCATCTCCAGAAAAAGAGGCGGTGTTTCCAGAGAACGCAGTAAAGGAAGATTATTCATTTACTAAGCTATTACCGTTTTTTAACATAGAAGGCGAAGAGGCTGGAGAGCCTCAAGCGAAAGAAAGGCTCAATTTCATATGGGACTTCTTTAAAGGAGAGAGTAAAGACGTTGCAGATGTCCTTTGGAAAATAAATGAGATTGAACACAAGATAGGAGCACCAGAGTTTGGGACTAGAAGATACGAAAAACTCTACCGCTACCTGATATTACTTGATGACAAGAAAACAATAGACAGAGAATTAACTGCCTATGAGAACACAGTGGAGAAACTCAAGTAATGTTTGTAGGGGCTAGTTGTCCTCCTTTCTAGCCCCTAACCAACATAATGAGGCGACCAGAAAGGCCATATGGCTGTAACGTTGCAAACCGTTCTGGAAGATTTGAACTATATTCTAGGAGACACCAGTGTCCCTAGTACTGGTATTGATAACCAGGAAAGGTTTATTAACTTAACTAACGAGAAGATTTACGATTACCACGACTGGAGATGGGCTACAAACTCTACAAGTTATGTATTCTCTGGCTCGACACAAACCTTGCCAACTGATTTTAATAATCTTGTAGAAGTAAGAGAAGAGATTACTGGAGCAGACAACGATAACATTTACGATATCGTGAATGAGACAGACATAGACAGGAGTACGTCAGAATATATAGCTTATGTTTCTGGAAACGAAGAAGATGGGTTTACTTTGAGTGTAAACCAGACAGACAATCCAACACTGAAAACTACTCTGAAGATTAAGGCTTCAGATATGTCAGCCACCACAGATGAGACAAAATGTCCACGTTCTATGCCTATCGCCAGAGGAGCTGTTGTTCTGATGCAAGAAGCAGAAGACCCATACAGAGACACTACTCAGGCTTTAAGGAAATACCAAGACGAACTAGACGACTTGATTAGACTAGATGTTCGTACTAAACCAAGTAACAAGTTCTTTACCAAGAGTATGCGAAGAGGAGGAAGGGCTATTGGAGAACCTCGATGAGTAACATAAAGATGAGAAAATCTGCTATCGGAGGCTCTAATCCACCAGAGTGGGTACTGAACAAGTTCAGACGTGGTTTGAATACTCTGGTTTCTGACACTAGAGTAAATGTCGAAGAAACACCAAGAGCATTGAATGTAAACTATACAGAAGATGGACTTCCGACTAAACGTGGTGGGACTGCTTTACATAGAACGGAGATTGGAAGTCGCATACGAGGACTAGCTTCTTATTATAAAGATGACGGCACAGACTATATGATAGCTGCTGCTAATGGGACACTATATTACGATAATGGCAGTGCGTGGGCACACATAACTTGTGCGTCTGGTGCAACCGTCTCACCCAATATCGACTACAACTTCGTACAGGCGAGGGATTATTTATACGCCCATGACGGACAGGGATTGAAGAGGATGGAAGGAACTACAATGACAGCTCAGACCAACGGCGTATCTGGTGATTTCGGAATCTACTGGAAAGGCAGACACGTTGTAGCTGGGAACGAGTCTTATCCATCACGAGTGTTTATATCTAGGAACAATGATGCAGGGCATTTTATAACCACAGGAACAGACACTTCTGCTGAGTGGTTTGATGTACAACCGTCTGATGGAGACAAAGTTAAAAGCGTGGCTACATTCTACGATAACTTAGTAATATTCAAAGAACGGTCTATCCACAAAGCAGTGCCTTCAAACTCTACTGGTGATTTCGTATCAAGCGTGCAGTTAATCAACAACGACATAGGTTGCGTTGCTCACAGGACTGTAGATACTGTAGACAACGATGTGTTCTTCTTGTCAAGGAAAGGTGTGTACGTTCTAGGAAACGAGCCTAACTTCTTTGATACGATTAGAACTAATGAAGTATCAGCTAGAGTTCACCCAGAGATAGAGGGAATAACCCCAGCCAACTTCGGACTAACATCTGCGATGTACCACAATTATAAATACTATATGGCATACCCATTCGGTGGGACTACATACAACAACAGGGTTTTAGTATATGACACACGATATGGAGCTTGGTCACTACACACAGGATATAACCCTAACTGCTTTAACACCTTTATAGACTCTACTGGAACAGAAGCTCTTTACTGCGGAGACGATAACGCTGGTAAAGTCTTAAAGATGGAAAGCGGGACTGCTGACTCTGGTAGTTCGATTAACTCAAACTTTTACTCACCAAACATAGACTTAGAGGCACCTGACATTAAAAAGTTCTTTATGGATGCGACAATCCAGACAAGAAACACACAAGCCTCTTTAGATGTCGATGTCTATATAGACGGTGAAGTATATAAGTCTGCTACCTTCAATATCGGTACTACAGGAAGTTCGAGTGGTTTAGGCACAAAAGTGTTAGCAGAGGACTACCTAGCTTTGTCTGGTGGTTCTACCATAACTACAGAAGTGACTTCAAACATATTAAAGAGATTTAGACTTAAACATAGAGGAAAGAATATACAAATTAAAGTATCAAACGACTCAACAACAGACTCGTGGACACTGATGAGCTTACGAGGGTCATACAGACCTTTGTCCCACTTCGTTTTTGACTCGGACGACAAAATATAAGAAAGGAATTATATGGCTTTTTCAACAGATGACGCAACGCTTAAAACAATCGACCAACAGGACTTTTATGAAACTACACTTAAAACTGCTGTCACAGATGCAACAGATACTAATATATATCTGACAGCACTACCTACGCCGACTGAAGGCTTTTTGACAATAGAACCGACCTCAACCTCAAAGCGAGAGGTAATCTTCTATACTTCGTTGGGTGCTGATTATGTGACCTGTCCTTCTGCCGCTGGTGGAAGAGGAGTTTCTGGAACAGCACAGGGACACGCTGTAAGTTCTGTAGTAAGATTGAGTGACGCAAAACAGTATTGGACACTTTTAAGAGACAGACTCTTAGACGTTCAGACAGGATGGATAAACGCAGACGAGACTTGGACTTGTGGAGCAGATGATGTAATCACAGTTCCGACCAACGCTACAGTTAAATACTCAGTAGGAGATAAGATTTTCTTACAAGATGATGGCGGAGATTTATACGGAAACGTAACAGCGGTCGCAGCCACATCACTAACGCTAGCTTCAAACGATGACTATACGCTAGCTAGCGGCTCAACAATTACAGAACCTAAATACTCAAAGGCTGTTTCACCAGTAGGATTCCCTACTTGGTTTGATTATACACCGACACTAGCTGGTAATGTGTCAATGTCATATACCACAACTACTGTTGATTTGGCTATGTTTATGGTAGTTGGTACAGCGGTAACTCTAATAATTCATCATCACGGAACAGTAGGTGGGACACCCAACACTAGTCTTACTGCAACTTTACCAGTAGCTTGTGCTGATGCTTTGACTTATACTGCTTGTAATATATTAGACAATGGAGTTACTGCTCTTGGTTTCGCTATAACAAATGATACTGGAGATACCTTAGATGGCAGAGTAGCAGGAGGTGGAGTGTGGACAGCTGGAACCGCCTATGTAAGAGCACAAATAACTTATAAGATAGTATAAAAATTCGTAAGAATTTTACATATAAATAATAACAAAGAAGCGACAGAAAGGAATATAATGGCAGGTAGCATATGGCAAAAGGCAATAAACGTATTAAATCCTTTTGATGACATAACTGCGACACAATGGATAAAACAATCACAGGCAGCCCCAGGAGGATTATTAAATCCTGGTACTAGTACTCCAACAAAACCTGGAGATAACACTTATGGGCAGTACACAGTAGATAGACCTGGCTATCAACAGAGTTATGACTTTACTCCAGCTGGTTCTAGCGGAGGAACCCCGTCTACGGGCGGTAGCCCACAAGCGGCTGTTGGAGGAGGATTAAGCACCGACCAACTCAACACTCTATACGGAGGTAGCGGGGGAAGTGGAAGTGCCGCAGCAAGTGCAAAGGCACAAAGAGATGCTGAGAATTTGGCTTTTTCAAGAGGTCAGTATGAGAAGAGATATGGTGCACAACAGGCATTTAGAGGAGAATCAAAACAGTTCGCCACAGACCAGTTCAACACCGCAAGACAGAGAGGTCAGGAACAGCGTGGAGTACTCGGAGCTGATTACGCAGAGCAACGAGGATACATGCAACAAGACCTAGGAACTGCACAACAGGGTCTAACAGGTGCTTATGGTTCAAGAGGATTAGGGGATTCATCTTTCGCACTAAAAGCACAAGCTAATGCACAGCAGTCATTCGACAGAAACTTGTCGTTCATGAATAAAGAAGAGGCTGCACAGTACAAAGAGATAGACCAATATCTGGCTGACCTAGACAAGCAGAGAGATTTCCAGCTCAAAGAACTAACCTATGAAGACTTTGAGAGTACAGAAGACTGCAACGAAGCTATGAAGGGCTTTGAAGTAGAGAAAGCGAACATCCAAGCACAGAGAGAACAAATACAATCTGCTGCCTCACAGGCTGCGTCTAGCATCGGTGGGATG